GTTTCTCACAAGATTGAATCCCTGGATTGGTCAGGTAACGATGTTGTGGGTAAAGCAACCATTTTGGAAACTCCTATGGGCCAAATTGTAAAAGGTTTGCTCGACGGGGGAGTCAAATTGGGTGTTTCGACTCGTGGTATGGGAAGTTTGCAGCGCACTAATGACGCAATGGTCGTTAAAGACGACTTTCTGCTTAATGCAGTTGACATTGTTCAAGATCCCTCCGCACCTAGCGCTTTCGTTAATGGAGTTATGGAAGGTGTTGAGTGGGTATGGAACAACGGCATTATTGAAGCTCAAGCTATTGAAAAAATGGAGACTGAAATCAAAAAGGCTCCACGTGCTGATCTCTATGAGACACAGGTTCGTGAGTTTAAGAATTTCCTCTCGTTGCTGAAAACAAAAATATAAAAGGAGTCAATGATGACTGATGAAAATCAAGTAGAAGATCAGGACGTTGAACTTCATGATGACGAGAATGAAATCATGGAAGCACAAGGTCACGATCCTAAAAATGCTGAGGCACAGTCTGTAGCATCTGTTGATAAAGCAGGTGATGCAACCGGCACTGCACCAAAGCGCAAGGGCGATCAAACAAAGAAAGATCCAATGCAAAAGATGCCTGGCACAAAAGCTGGTATGATGAATGCCGCTTACAACATGATGTCTGGCATGAACAAAGAAGATCTTAAAGTTGCTCTGGGTAAGCTGATGGCTGAATCAACCGAAGAAGAAGGTACTGTAGAAGAAGTTGCAGAACTGAACTACGAAGCTGACTTCTCTGAAGATCTTAACGCAATTATGGCTAACGAAGCCACATTGTCTGAAGAGTTCAAAGAGAAGACCACTGTAATCTTCGAGGCTGCTATCAAGTCTAAGCTCGCAGAAGAAATCGATCGTCTGGAAGAAAAGTATAACGAAGAGCTCGAGGCAGAAATTACTTCTACCAAAGAGGATCTCGTAGAGAAAGTTGACAGCTACTTAAACTACGTAGTTGAAAGCTGGATGGAAGAAAACAAAGTAGCCGTCCAGACTGGCCTTCGCACTGAGATTGCTGAGACCTTTATGAACAACCTTAAGGATCTGTTCACAGAGTCTTACATCGAAGTACCTGAGTCGAAGGTTGACCTGGTTGACGAACTTGCCGAGACAGTTGAAGAGCTGGAAGAGAAGCTCAATACTACAACTGGTCAAGCAATTGCAATGGCTGAGGAACTTGAAGGTTTAAAGCGTGACGCTATCATTCGTGAAGCATCTCGTGACCTTGCAGAGACTCAAGTCGAAAAACTCAAGTCTTTAGTAGAGGACGTTGACTTTGAAGACGAAGAGACTTTTGCTAAGAAAGTAGCTACTGTCAAAGAGTCGTACTTTACTAAAACCCAATCAACAGAGTCTGCTGACTTTGACACCTCCGACGAAAGCGATGATATCGTTGAGTCTAGCGGGTCGATGAATCAGTACCTCGCCGCACTTAGAAAAACCCAATAATAGGAGTCCAAGAAAATGCATAATGTAGTTTCTTACGATCATCTTATCGAGAAATGGGCCCCGGTACTTAATGAAGAGTCCGCAGGCGTCATTGGCGATAAGCACAGAAAAGCAGTAACCGCTGCAATTCTGGAAAACCAGGAGATTGCTCTTAGAGAAGAAGGCATGATGATGGAAAATGCCGCAGCTCCTGCAAACTCAACCGCTTCCGCTGCTAACTGGAACCCAGTTCTTATTGCTCTGGTTCGTCGCGCTATGCCTAACCTCATGGCTTATGACATCTGTGGTGTTCAGCCGATGTCTGGTCCAACTGGCCTGATCTTCGCAATGAAGTCACGCTATCAGGGTGGTTCCACTTCGAACCGTGAAGCTCTGTTCAACGAAGCAGAGACAAAGTTCTCTGGCGATTCATCTGGTACGCACGATTCCGATAACGCATCGGGCTTGAACGTAACCAACCTCGATTCCGACTCGACAGCTGACGATGCACGTCTCACAGCTCTTGCAGCTGGTGGTATGCCAACAGCTGATGCTGAAGCACTTGGTGCAACCGGTGGTTCTGCATTTAACGAGATGGGCTTCACCATCGAGAAAGCTACAGTCACTGCCAAGAGCCGTGCACTGAAAGCTGAATACTCGCTGGAACTGGCTCAGGACCTGAAAGCTATTCATGGTCTGGATGCTGAGACTGAGTTGGCAAACATTCTGTCGACTGAGATCATGGCTGAAATCAACCGTGAAGTTGTTCGTACTCTGAACAGCCAAGCTAAGACAGGTGCTCTGCAGTCCAACACTGCAGTCAACGGTATCTTCGACGTCCAAACAGACGCCGATGGTCGTTGGTCTGTTGAGAAGTTCAAGGGTCTGATCCTTCAGATCGAGCGTGAAGCAAACGTAATTGCAAAAGAGACTCGTAGGGGTAAAGGTAACTTTATGATCTGCTCGTCTGACGTTGCTTCTGCACTTGCAGCTTCTGGCATGCTGGACTATGCTCCTGCAATGTCTACAAACTTAAATGTTGATGACACAGGTAACACTTTTGCTGGTGTTCTGAACGGTCGTATGCGCGTCTACATTGACCCGTATGCTTCGACTGACTACATCAACGTTGGTTACAAAGGTACTAACCCATACGATGCTGGTGTCTTCTACTGCCCATACGTTCCGCTTACCATGGTACGTGCAGTCGGTGAGGATACATTCCAGCCGAAGATTGGCTTCAAGACTCGCTACGGTATGGCATCGAACCCGTTCGTGGGTGCGACTCCGTCCGATGGCCTGGCTGCTGTCAAGTCCAACCAGTACTATCGTATCTTCCGCGTCGACAGCATTCTTGGCGCCTAAGATATAAGGTTATAAAAGTGACAAAACTAAAC